CCCTGACTTTTGATGAATCAAACATCATGCCCGATTATGAGATTATATTGGGTGGTAAAGAAAACTTAGCCAATAAAATAACAGCAGAATTTTTTAATCCTGATCGGGAATGGCAAGCGGATTTCTCCATAGTTGAATCCTCAGTTTATAAAACATTCGATAATGATTTACTGTTACATAAAAAAATAGAACTGCCCTTCACAGCAAATCTGCTTATGGCTAAATACATAGCCAACCAGAATTTAAAAATATCACGACAAAACGTAATTATTAGTTTTAAAACCACACAGGATGGATTATTGGCAGAAGTTGGAGATACGATTTATATTAAATTAGCTAATCCTGGTTGGGACACAATCAACGCAGGAGCAGGAAAGATATTTAGGGTTTTACAGATTGGAATAGAAGCCAGCGATGAAATAAATATAACGGCAGTCGAATATGATAGTGAAGTCTATACAGTGGCGGCGGCTTCTTGGGAAGGTTCGCCCAATACCCAACTTCCTTCCCTTCATGCAGTTCTGGCTCCCACTAACATTATAGTCAGTGAAGCATTATTATTTAACGATCCAAAAATAACTAATCGTATATCAGTCAGTTGGAATGAATCTTCATCTCCTTTTGTATCTGCCTATGACATCGCATATAAAAAATTAAATGATGCGGATTTAATTAAAGTGGGAAATGTGAATGGAACTCAATTTAATATTGATAATTTAAAATCTGGTGTTTATACCTTCAACGTGAGGGCTAGAAACAATCCTGGTTTTACTTCAACTTATGCCGCTAAACTCTTTACAGTCAAAGGAATTTCTGTACTTCCTGCCATTAACCCACCTGGTATCACGGGTGTAACCGAAGTATTGACCAGTTCTTTTGTTGGATCGGGAGTAAAGGCAAAGGCTACTTTCGATTGGGTTGCCGTAGCGAACGCAGATTGGGAAGCGTTAGGAGTTACCATTGACCGTTATGAAGTGCAATTCAAACTCACATCAGAAAGTACCACTTGGGAATCCCCAGGTAGTTCAGTAGGAACCTTCTTTGAGTTTTTTGATATAACACCAGGTAACTACAATTTCAGAGTCAGAGCTGTTAATGATGCGAATATGTATAGCGGTTACGCTGAAACGACAGCAGAGATTACAGGATTAACGGCGGCTCCTGCCAATGTAGCCAGTTTCTATTTAAGGGTCGATAGCAACGAAGCTAATTTATCTTGGACTCCTGCAACTGATCTAGACGTTAAAGTCGGTGGTACGTTTGAAATCAGACATTCAGACGTTACCAGTGGAGCTACCTGGGAACAATCAATACAAATAGGAGAGGATGTAAGCGGTATCAGTAACAGTGCGGTTATGCCGCTATTAAAAGGAACTTATTTAATTAAAGCTGTCGATTCAACAGGACATAAATCAGACAGTGCCACCACCATAGTTAATACCATTACTCCCCAACTTTTTGATTACAGATCATTCCAAACAATTACCGATACCAGTTTCGCAGGAACTAAAACAAATATGGTGGTGGATGCAGATACGGGTTATCTAAAATTTGAAGCTGACACCTTAATTGATGCCATGACAACTGACATAGACGATTGGGGATTGTTTGATTCTATTGGTGGAGTTGATACTTCTGGCTCTTATGAATTTGCCGATAAAATAGATGTTGAAGTGGTGGGGTCAGTTAATCTAAACGGAGCCATCACTTTTACTGTTGTTAATCGCTCCGACTTATGGGATTTAAGGGAAGGCAATATTGACACTTGGTTATCCATTGATGCACTAGATTTTGACAATGTATTAGCTCAACTGTATGTGGCAACGACCAACGATGATCCTGCTAGTGGTGGAGCTACTTGGGGTGATTATAGTCTCTTTACTATTGGGAACTACTACGGCAGAGGTTTTAAATTCAAACTCGAAGCGTCAACTGCTGATAACAATTATCAAATCAACGTTAGTCAGTTGAAAGCGGTTGCCGATATTTATTATCGAATACAAGCTGAAAGTTCTGGTATTGGGGCTAGTGGTTCTACGATTACGTTTGACACTTCATTTAGAGCAACTCCTGTTCTTGGCATAGCGGCACAAAACATGGCAACGGGAGATTACTACACCCTTTCAAGTTTAAGCAAAACAGGTTTTACCTTACAGTTTTTTAATTCAAGCGGAACAGGAGTTGCTAGAACTGCTGATTATATTGCAAGAGGTTATTGACAATTCAACTATGGAACTTATTATTATTTATCGTAAATTTACAAACCTTAAAAGGAACTTTTAATGGCACAAGTAGCAGACTATTCAATCGCTAATGCGAATGGGGCCACAGTTAGGGCAGACATCAATACTGTTTTTCTGGCAGTCAGTTCAACTAACTCTGGAACTTCTGAACCATCAACCATGTACGCATTCATGCTGTGGGTGGACACAACCACTAATTTAATAAAACTCAGGAATGCGGCGAATGGAGCCTGGATCACTTTAGGCTTATCGGTAACAGCTTCTAATACAGTTGATATAAATGGTGGAGCAATAGACGGAACGGCAATAGGAGCGTCTAGTGCAACCACAGGAGCATTTACCACTTTAACGACAACCGACAACCTAAGTATTGGTGGTAGCAATAAAGAATTAAGATTTTATGAAGGCTCTAACTATGTAGGCTTTGAAGCCCCTGCCCTAACAGGCGATCAAATATGGATTTTACCTATAGAAGATGGAGATGCAGACCAGGTACTAGCAACCAATGGATCGGGTACTCTTTCGTTTGCTACTGTTAGTGGTACTACAATTAATAACAATGCAGACAACCGAGTTATAACAGGTAGTGGCACAGCAAATACATTAAATGGAGAAGCCAACTTAACTTATGATGCAACAACTTTGCAATTTGAAGGAGCAGATAACAATAATTTAATAAAGTCAAAAAATACGGGGACGAATACTCCCTATGTTTATATACAAGCAAACACGGCAGGTACTTATCTTGGAAGTGATTCTTCTGGTGGGGCTATACCTCTCCATATAATGCAAGAAGATGCCGCCCCTATAACATTTAATACAAACTCAACAGAAAGAATGCGTATTTTATCAACGGGAGACGTTCTAATCGGCCAAACTTCACAAACAGGGTACACATTCGCAGAAAAATTAGTAGTAGGAGATGGAGATGCTAATGATGGTATTACTATTCAATCAGGTTCAACGCATCAAGGCAATTTAGCCTTTAATCATTCAGACGGAACAACTGCATACGGCAGAATAAGCTATCAACACAGTTCTAATTACATGGCATTTTTTGCGGCAGGATCAGAAAAAGTCCGCATTGATTCGTCTGGAAATTTACAGGTAAATCTTGGTCTCGGTGTAAAGTATCAAAATGCGGGAGGAAGTGCTTTTGCTGAAATCCGTTGTGGTGGAGTAGGTGGAAACAGTGATTTACTTTTTAAGACGGCTACTACAGAAAAGGCTAGGATTGATTCTAACGGAATTTTTTATGTAGGCACAACAAATCCTGCTCCTGCTAATGCTGATGTAGAAGGTGTTACTTTAATGGGTAGTAATGGTACGAGTTTTTTTTCAACAGATGGTCAAATTCCAGTAGCAATTAACAGAAAAGGTGATGATGGAGTTCTCGTTAATTTAATTCAAGCAGGTGGTGGCGAAGGTTCCATATCTGTGTCAGGTGGCACAGTTTCATACAATGCTTTTATGGGTTCTCACTACACAGAAATGTCTGAGGATAATCCCTATATTGGAACTGTTATGGAAACCATTGGCACGTTAGTTGAAAACAAATACGCTAGTCAAAAAAGATTACCTAAATGTAAAATATCTGACACTGCGGATTCATCTGCTGTTTATGGAGTCTGGTTTAGTGATGGTACAGATAGTGGAGAATTAGTAGCTTCTATAGGGGCATCATGGTGTCGCATACATAAAGACGAGACAATCAACATTGGAGACTTATTAGTTTCTAAGGGCGATGGCACAGCTAAAGTACAGGATGATGATATTATTCGATCAAAGACGATTGGAAAAATTACCTCAACTGTGAAGAAAACCACTTATGACGATGACAGTTACATAGTTCCTGTTGTTTTATATTGTGGATAATTAAGGGCAGATTAACCCAACCTCAGAAATTAAAACAATCAATTAAATAAAAGGAGAGAGATATGATTGATAAGGTCGAGTTTGAACTTGAATTGCCCGATGGCGAAGAGACAAAAATAGTTAAATCAACGGATTTAACCGATGGACAGTATGCTTTGGCTACGCAGATGCAAGCCTTACAAACCCAGGTACAAAATCTGGCGGCTTCGGTTAATGAATATGAATTAAAGAAGGATCATTTCAGACTCAAACAAAAAGAATTGATGGAATTATTAGAGAAAACAGAAATAGAAAAACC